TCGCGAAGGCTCTCTTCAGTCGTTGAACGCCGTTCAGTATGTCTATCCTAATCGGGTCTTGAGTTGACCTTAAAGCCATGCCGAGACCCTTAGGCGGCGAAGCTCTCATCGCTCTAAATGCCGAAGCACCTGTCTGATCGTTTCGAGCCTTGCCCGCTTTGTCAGCGACCCCGCCGTCTAGCCATATTCGAGGCGAAGGCGCTAGCGCTCGGAGCTCTCGAGACCATGCCACCGATAATATCATCTGAGCTAGCTGCTCGGTCGTTACCTCTTTCGGGTTGAACTCGGCGACGATGACCGAGGCTTCGCGGCGCTCATCATAAACGATGATCAGTACACTCGGCTTTCTAAAGCCCCAGTCAATCGCGACCCTTGCCGTCATCGACTCATGATATTCAAAGTCATCGATGATCATTGACTCATTAAACTCATTATAGACGAGACCCGAAGGCGGCTTAGGCTTATTCATGACCATCGCTTCGCGTTCGTCAGCGGGGAGATATTTAGTCGCCTCGAACCAATCATCAGATAGATTTTGCTGATTAACGTATGAGCTAAAGAGTAAAGGTGAATAGCCCGCGCTCTCAGCCATCGAACACCACCAAGCATCAACGACGGGCAAGCCGACCATGATTAAGATCGGCGACGCGCCTGACCTTAGACGCCCGAGCGCTTTGTATGCGACTTCGGCGCTTAGTGTTTGGCATTCGTCGATGAGACATACGCCTGAGGTAATGTTAAGACCCTCGAGCGGGTTGTGTGTCGCTTCTCTTGTACCTGGTCGATAATAGCTTCGAGCATAGACCGATGATCCTGTGTGTGGATCCGTCCAAGTTTTATGAGTGTGATTAAAGAACCACCCGAGCGGCTCAAGCCACTTTGATATTTCGGGGTGAAGTACTGAGTTATAGCGCGGTGTCGTATCGGTGACGATCAATATGCTTTTACCAGGTCGGGCGCGTGCGACCATTAAGATACTAAAGACTAAAGCCGAGGTCTTACCCGAGCCCCACCCACACCGAGCCGAGATAAACTTATCGCGCCTGATGATTCGCCCGATGATTTGGCGTTGAAGCTCGTTAAGGTCGAGCGGTGGCTTATCTTCACTCATCGTCAACGATCACCGGTCGGCGTTCGATCGCGCCGTAATGCTGAGAATGTCGAATGTAGATCAGCCACTTGACCGCCGATCGCTCGGCGAGTCGCTCAAGATGTGAACGGGGCGACCCTCGATACTGAGTAAGCGCTTCAAGGTTAGTGACGTACTCTTCAACTAATATACTCATGAGCTTAGATCGAGAGTAGAACACTAGCCCGTCTTTAACCTCTAATACAGCGGGATCGAAGGTGTCGCGGGGCGTATAATAGATCGGCTCGGCGTTCATGCGTCATCGTCCTCGCTGTCATCGATGGTCTCGCCCGCTGTCATTGCGTCGACGGCTTGTTCAATCATCGCGGCGACCATATCTTGACCGTCACTCTTCTTATTGACGCTCATGTCGATCTCTTTTCGCAGTGCCCACCGTTCGGGGAAGCGGCGCTCTAGTATCCAAGCAGTCGCTCGCCAGTCTTCACGCGCCCGCCCTTGCTGTCGAATCTCAGCTAGCATGACCGCTTCGGCATAGTCGACCGCCGCGTCGAAGAGCTCGGCGAACTCCTCATCTGACTCTCGCCACTTGTTAACAGTTGAGAGAGCTAGCCCCGCTTGAGTCGCCGCCGCCTGGTAAGACATACCCGATCGAAGGTTATCTAAAAGCGGGTCGATATACTTATCAATCTTCTTTGTCTTTCGCCCTGTTTTCTTCTTTTCGGGCTTCTGCGATTCTTGGCTCATATATCTCTCGGGTCGCTTCGATGAGGGCGGCTTCAATCTCTTTGTAAAGCTTAAGGGCTTCGTCCTTAAGCTCTTCGTCTTCGTCAGCGATCCTTAAAGTTTGGTAAAGCTGCGATAAAACATCTTCGCGCCCGCGTAATAAGTTTCTATTTTTTATATCATGCATAATAACATAAACCCTGTATTCACTCTATCAAGAGCGCCTTAAGACTCTCTCGCTAGTTCATGAGCGGCGGTAATATATCGCAGTGCTTCGGATGGCGATAAGCCGAGAGCGACCGATAAGAGAGCTTCGATCATATCTAGTCGCTCTCTAAGAGTTTCGGGTGATGACTGGTCGTCATTGTCGGCTTGCTCTGTGATCGGTTCGTCGAAGTCATATAGGTCGAAATAGTCTTTACAATGAAGTTTAAGCGAGTCGTCGCTCATCTCGTTCGCCCTTAAACCCGATGCCATCTTAAAGTCAATATCGCGAAGATAGATAAAGATCGTCTCGAATGAAGCGCCCTTACGTCTCATCTCCTGATAAGCCTTCGCGACTTCTCGTTCATATTCGAGATACTCTTTTGAACCATGACGGCGAGGTTTAGGGAAGTGACCGACGAGAGCCGCGTGATTATCATGACTCTTGTCTCTGAGTATTCGAGTTAAATGAGTGCCTGATATACCGCCCGCTTCGGCTGATACATTAACGTTCTTAGTCTGCTGATAAGCCGCGATCACACATCTTATACCATATTCAGTCAAGATGACTCTTCGCCCGATCTTTCGGGTCTTCTCTTGTTCAATACCGAGATGTAGCTGATCATGAGTATTCGCGCTTGTGCCGTTGAGCTCTTGAATAAATGTCGCTCTTGTATTAGTATCTGTCTTGTTCATATGTTCTCCGTCGCCCGATCTTCTCGTTCTGATCGGGGGCGGCGTTCTTTTAACGCCATTGTGTTTGGGATGGATTCCAAACTTGATAGTTAGGTTCTTGAGGTTGATCGCCTCGCCATGGGTCGCGCTTACTCGTCTCGCTAGGTGGCAAGAACTGACCAGGTGTCGCTTGAGCTTCATCTTTTCGACCGTTCAAGACGAGAACTCGAAAGCTCTTGATCTCGACTCGGGTGACGCCGTCGGTCTCATACGAAGAGATCTTACCGTTGACATAAAGCCGATCGCCCTTCTTTACCTGACTAGCGATTCGCTCGGCGCTCTTACCGATGACTTTGATTTTATGCCATTCGGTGTCTTCTCGCCATTCGCCGTCATGACCCTTGAAGCGTTCGCTTGTCGCCATTGTGAAAGTACAATATTGAGCGCCGGAGCTGCTCGACCTTAACTCAGCGTCGCGACCCGCGTTACCGATGAGAGTGACTTCATTAACCATTGTTTGACCCTTGTAAGGTGTGTTCGAGAGTTGACCCCTCTACATATTCTCTTTGATTGTATTGTTTTAACGAATGATTGATAAGTTCTCGCATTACTTTATTTCGGCTGATGTTATAACGCTCGGCGAGCTCGCTGATTACCTCGTCAGTATCAGGGGAGATGTAAACCGACGAAGTGCGCCCTTTAGGTTTCTTCTCTGAACGCTGACCTTTGCTAGGCATTAATAAACCTTTCGTAAGATTAGGCGGCGACGACCGAGTTAATTAAAAAAAAGACGTGTCAAGGTCTCCACAAACCACCGGTCGCCGCCATACACACAACTTAAGTATATTTAGTTATACTTAACTTAGTCAAGATAAATAAGTCCCTCGCCCTGAAAGAGAAGTTGAACAAGACCAATAAACAAAACAAGCGTTCTAGTTTTAATGTTTAAAGAATCAAGGGGCGAGGGGTATTGAGCGTATGAGATGATTGATCACCGGTCAAGAACTATTACGACTTCGGGTCGACTGGTCGACGATGGCGAGTCGATTGTCTCTTCTGCCTCATCGGGGTTCATGTAGAGTCGCGCCGCTTGTATGCCTGACTCATTATGACGATAGACCATCAAGACCGCTTGAGGCTTTAGGGCGATATGATAAGTATCTCGATCATGTTCTAGTATCTCGATCTCGCCTTCGAGGGTGATAAATGACCACCCGCCATGTGTCGGCGTAAACTCACTAGTTTTGATGATTAACTCTTTCGCTCTAAAGACTCTAAGTGATCTCACTCTATTTGACGCCCCATGATGAAAGATCGCGGCTTATCGTTCGTCGGTCGCGCCCTGTCATCGCGATCGGCTCGCCGAACATCTCAGCGAAGCGGCTCATAATCGCAGCGTTACGACCGGTCGATTGATAGAACTGATCAGGTGTTAAGTTAGTCGTCATCACGATCGCAAGACCGCGTGACCATCGTTCATACATATAACTGTACATCTCGGCATTAAAAGAACGTAGCCAGTCAGTTTGATGACCTCGCCCGCCGACGCCGCCTAGTTCATCGAAGAGCAAAAGATCGACATTATCTAACCACCCCTTAAGCGGGTTTCGATCGCCTTTAATCTGAGCATATCTCGATTCGATCATGCTTTGATGTGTGACATACTTAACACGAAGGTCGGCGAAGATTGACTCTTTAGCCATGCAGTACAAAAGCGAGGTCTTGCCATTGCCAGGCGAACCCCATAGATAAACACTCGGGCTCTTAACTCGCTTATCTGGTGCGCCGTAACTGATGAAAGAGTTTAGAGCGGCGACTCGGTCGCGTTGCTCGTTACTATCCCATTGATACATTCCGAAGTGCACGCCGTATGCATCGGGCGGCAATAGTAAACGATTGAGCTTAGTGATTCGCTTTTGAATGATGGTACATCGTATACAGTCGCCGCCGTATTGATAGCCGAGCTCGTCGCGGTAGTAAGTTTGACCGTTGAGACATAAGCCACACTCGGGAATATCTCGAACGGTGAAAGTCGACGCGTCTTCGAGGGCGAGATCAAGCTCTTCGAGGTTTCGATCATTGATATGTCTAAAGTCGCCGTATGCCTTCTCTGATCGATTCGCTTTGAGTTCAGCGCTTCGAGCTTTGAGGGCTTCAAGGTGTGGTATGATCCGATCGAAGCTCTCGCTTAAGCTGACCATCGGTTTAGAGTGACTCATAATAGCCCCCCTTCAATAGCTTAATATTGAATAGTTTTGAGGCGATCTTAACTCTCGTAGTGTGTGAACTGTCATTGAGTCGATTACACTCATCTTCAATAGCGATTACTTGATCTCGGTTTAGACGTGTTCGTTTAGGTAGTGACAAGGTGTCACTCTTATCTTGATCATTATTGATATATTGATAGTTATTGATTGTGTGACATGGTGTCACTACCCCTAGTGACAAGGCGTCACTACTTTTGAGACATGGTGTCACTACCCCTAGTGACAAGGTGTCACTATGTGTCATGTTGTCACTAGGTGACAAGGCGTCACTATGTGTCATGTTGTCACTACTCTTAGAGAGTATGAGAGAGACGTTTAGAGTCGTAACACTGATCGAGCTTCGGGTCGCCTCGATTCGGTGAGAGTCGCGAGTGATATAGCCGAGGTCGACCAGGTCGCCAAGTGCTCTCACGACTGATCTTCGATTATGGTTTAGAGTGTTAGCGATTGCGCTTGAGCTGACTTCGCCGCTCATCGTCGACCAGTCAACGCGGTCGAGTAGACCTAAGAATACAAGTTTAGCGACGGGCTTAAGGTCAAGTCGCATGATCGCCCGTCGAAGATCGATTTCGCGGGCTTGTGGTTTAGCGTTCATATGCTCTCCGTATATATAAAGGTGAGGGTAAGACGACCCTAATAAACTTTTTTTCTAATGTAAACACTTTTGTGTTGACCCGCACACTTTTATGTATTAGAACACAGTTAAGCAATATCGCTTTAACCCTCGGAGAATATATGAACACTGATAAACAAACACTCTTAAGTAAGTTCTGTACCGTCACGCAGCTCGCCAAGTTCGTAGGCGCTGACCGCTCTTACGTCTCACGTTGCGTCAATGGCTCGGTAGTGCCCTCAGTCGAACTCGCTAACCGACTCGCCGCCGCTTGTAATATGTTCACTCAGCGAACAAGCTATTTCATCAAGGCTGACTTTATCCCCGACGCTGACACCGATTATCAAGACGCGATTGACCAGCGTATCGCGACACTTGAGATCGAGATCGCCCAAAGAATCATGACGATCGATGACCTACGCCGCGACGCTGACCCGTCAGCGCCGAGTATGCTTGAGGCGTTCAATACACTTTATCGACTAACTACCATCATCGAAGGCTTAAGAGGTTAATCATGTACCCTGATAAACGACTCGGACAAGATATTCTAACTGTCATCATTTCGACTGCTGTATGCGCTGTACTTCTCGGTATCACTTCTCTCGACGTCGGATATGCACCGAAAGACGAGTGCGCTAACGAACTGATCAATACTCTCTCGCCTTACCAGGTGTCGCAGCTCATCAACGGCGACTTCCCCTCATCATATGGCGACGTGGCTTCATGGTGTACCGATCATCTCGACAACTGGTCAGACAAGATGACCGAGGCGAAGACGTACCCCGAAATGCCTAACACTTACGACATGACCCTTTAATCAACACACGAACGGATAAGACATATGAACACCTTAAATGACTTTTGGATTCCTAAGACCGGCGAAGAGCTTGAGAGACTCGCTAACATTCTCACCACGAACGCCCGCGAAGCTCATGATCTTATCAAGGCTCATGCATGGTTCGGTCACCACTTCGGTAATCATCTAGGCAAGGTACAAGCTAACGTCTCAGTGATCCAAGGCAAGCCCGCCCTCTTGAGTGATGCGCTCGTCGGTATCTGTTACGCTAAAGGGCTTGTAAGGCGCTTTCAAGTTGTGTCGTCAAATGACCAACATTGCACCGTTGAAGCCGAGAGAGTCGACGAGCCCGCCGGCACGATTCACAGCTTTACATTTACCATCGAAATGGCTCAACAAATGAACCTCGTCAAGGCGTCATGGCATAAGCAAAGAGCGAATATGCTAAAGAAGCGGGCGAGAGCTTGGCTCGTTCGTGAAGTCTTCTCTGAAGCTGTCAGCGGTCTTTATACGATCGACGAAATGGCAGATCACTCGAACCTAAGCGAGCGAGAGGTAGAAGAACTGACCGCTCGATCATTTGGCTATGACGACGGCTTAAGCCGATCGAATCAACCTCAGTCAGCGCCGCCCGTTCATCCGACACCAGCGCCCGCACCGATCTCTTACGAGCCGATTGAGATTGACGAACCGAAGGTCGCCGCCGACCCGCTTTACACCTTCGACACGACCGCCGACTTTTGGCACGCTGTCGAGAGTGAAGACATTAACCGTCATGAGGTCGACACGAAGCTAAAGTCATTAGAGATCGACATTGACTCACTAAGCACCGAAGACCGCGAAGAGCTTTACTATTCGACGATTCGTCATAACGTCATCAGGCGGTCTTCGTTCTTGCCCGCTGAATGGCAGACAGTCAGCGCCGAACGTCTCGCAGATCTTCATGGCGGCTTATCTCATCAATACCCGATCGTTAAAGATATACCGATCAGCTGGCTTAAATACCGCTTAAGTGCGCCCGCCTTCGTTGAGACTATCTCAATCGCCATCGACGCCGACGCCGATAAGGTCAAAGCGGCTCTTCAGAAGTATGACCCAAATGATTGGGCGCTTTACGAGTACGTCGACGAGCTCACCCGCTAATCGTTGGAGTCTCTAAGAACTTCAGATTCGCGGCGGTCGATGACTTACTAGAGATTAGCATCTTGACTAAACTTTCAAGTCTGGCATTACTCGCGACGAGGTGAGACAACTTAGAATCGATCTCGCTGAACTTTTGGTCGACTTGAGCTGACTTCGTTTCAAGCGTGACTAGCTGTTGTTTCATCTTGCCTAGTTCTTCGGCGGCTTGTGCTTTGTCATTCTGCTGCTTAAGAATCAAAGCGATAAAGGCGAGAATCGTGCCGTAATCAATAGCGTTCATATCCATCTTATAAGCCTATGAGAAGCGAGGTTGATACAATGGCGACCGCGCCCGTAATGAGTGCGGTATACATCATATATTGTCGCCGATTCGTCTCATTCTGTAAAGCGGTCTCGGTTGCGAATAGTCGCTTCTCATATGCTGTGATGATCGCTTGATCGTCAGTCTCGCGATTGAGCATGATATCTCGCTCGCGATCGAGCCCTTTAGTACACTCATTAACCGCCTGGTCGACCGCCCATACACAAAGGTCGGGTGCGTCTTCAAGGGCGCTCTTGAGTCGAACGAAATTTGCGAAGGTCAATACCATGCCGTTATGAGGCATTACTTCACCCATACGAAGTTTAAGCGAATGGATCAAGCCGACGCCCTTGCCTAGATAAATAGCGTTCGCCGGTATGTCGGCGGGTAATAAAGGTGCCGCCCATAATGAGAGAGTAAGTATTAAGTTAGTCACTACAAACAATATCCTTATGTGTGGCGAGCGCCTTCTCTACCTGGCTAGCGCATACCGTTTGACATTCGACCGCCGCTTGCCCGACGCCCGTTGACTGACACTTCGTCAACTTCTCGTTAAGGTCACTTAGCTTCTCGGTGAGCTGCTCGACTTCTACGATATGAGGAGCGCATAGAGTCGCGGGGTCTTTGTCGCCGAGCATATACCCGAGGGTCATAGCGAGAACGATAGCACCGATCGCGAGAGCGTAAGGGATAGAGTCTCTGTGATTCAATAGTTGTTCAATCATCGGATGTGAACCATGACTAGATCGTTAGCGATGCGACTTAAAGCCGAGTAAGCCTTAGGAGCAACAAGACCACAGTCCCCACTAGCGTCAACATATACCCCGCCTGATTCGACAGCGAGAGAGCCGCCCTCGTCTGGCACGTCTCGCGAGGCTTTAGCTAGGCAAGCGCCGGCGAACTGAACGCGGGCGAGGAAAAGCGAACTACCCTCGGTCTCGTCGGCGGTCGGCGTTGATATGACGACGCCCCAAGGGCTAGCGCTTGAAGAGGTCAACGCGACCCACGTTGACGACGCCGAGTCATATTGAACGAGATCTCCGATATTTAACGTCGAAGATACTGAGCATTTAATAAACATATTTAACCCTTAAAGTTTAATGATCTTCAGATAAGATGATCCATAGTTTGGCGTCGGTTGCCCTGGTGAGTTCGTCACTTCTTGAACGCGATAAAAGTAGTCACTGCCGGCGGTCGTATTATCAATGAGCGCTGTAATCGTCGTCGGGAGTATATAATCTCTCGTCGTGTTTCCGTAATAAGCCTTCGGCCCAACCGGATTATTAGACGAATCAACTATTTGAATGACGATCGCGTCAGTTGAATCATTATTAAACTTCATGACTAACTCGACATAAAAGACGCCGACGGCTTCGATCGTAAAGCCCATTGAATAAGACGTATTACTTTTAATCGCTCTCGCGTCAGCGTCGATAAACGAAATATAGTTAGAGTCAGTTTCACCCGAAGAGCCGGAATCCCTTATTTGTGCATAGTCGCCGACGCTCGCCGTATTTGAAGAGCCCGCGTGACTCAACTCTGAGATCTTCGCGGCGAAGTCATAGTTAACGACTAAAGACGTATCGCCCTTAATATCGGGCGTATTGTTATTCACTGCGAAGATATTATGACTCATATCAACCGACCTTCCAAATATAGAATACGCCATACTGACTGGGCGTCGTGCTTTGATTCGCGACTGTATCGATATTACTGTTACTCGCTAAGTCCCAGTCGTAAGTCGTGCTAGACGTCGGCGTGATGTAGGTCATACCCCACCCGTTTGACTGCTCGGCGTTGATTGTCGAACCAATAAAAGAATACCCGAGGTTCGTAGCTCCGCTTTGTAGACCTAAGTAAATAAACCAACTCGAGGCGGTATATTCGACATGAAAGCCCCATTGAATAACATAAGCGCCCGCCGGCAATGTGAACGACGTACACCAATCATTTGTCGTCGTAAAGGTCGCGCCGCTGATCTCATTAACTGGCGACGTATCATAAAAGTAATAGCTGTCGCCTGACCCCATGCCGGTCGCGGGGCTATTAGAATAAGCCGAACTCTCGCCTTGACCAAATCGAGCGTAACCGATCACCGAGTTTACATTTATGTCGCCGATTCGATCGGGTGCAGTGTTATTGACCTCGATAGTATTATGACTCATTAGATAATCTCCCAATGTGCACCGGTTGAAACAAGGGTAATCGCCGAGAACTGAACGTCGAGAACGTAGTCAGTCGTCGACCCGTCAATGTTTTGAGTACCAGGGTCGACCGTTATTGAGCCCGTACCCATGTTCTTGATTCTGATCTCTTCGCCCGAGTTCACGCCGCTCGTCGGTAAAGTAATCGTAAATGTACCAGTACATGAGTAATGATACCCCGTTTGTGCGTTCGCGGGGTCGGCAGTGATTGCGCTATAAGTCCATCCGCCGCCGCCCGCCGCCGCAGCGTTAACCCATGCCGAGCCGTTATAGCTGAGGACTTGACCCGAGGTCGCCGAAGTGATCGACACGTCAGATAAGTCGCTGATACTCTCGCCCGTTATGTCGGTCAGGTAGCCCGAGTCGTTTGTGAACGTGCTAACATTCGTCGGCGTACCTGTAAGATCAGAGTAAGCGCCCGTTGTGGCGACGGTGGCAAGTGTCGGCGTACCGCTTAGATCAGAATAGGCGAGTTGAGCATCGACCCATGACGAACCGTTATAGCGTAGAACTTCGCCCGACGCCGCCGAAGTGATCGTGACGTCTGTTAAGTCATCAAGAGCCGAAGCCCCGCCCGACGATGCACTATTGACCCATACTGAGCCGTTATAACTCAACACTTGACCCGAGGTCGCCGAAGTGATCGTGACGTCAGATAAGTCGCTGATACTCTCGCCTGTAATATCGGTCAAGTACCCCGAGTCATTCGTGAAGGTGCTAACGGTTGTCGGTGCGCCTGTGAGGTCAGAGTAAGCGCCCGTTGTCGCGACGGTCGCAAGTGATGGCGTACCGCTTAAGTCAGAGTAAGCGCCCGTTGTCGCTACGGTGCTTAGATTAGCGAGTGGGGCGCTAATGACATATTGACCCTGACCGTTAACCCATAACTCAACTATCCCGCCATGCGCTGGCACTGTTACACTATTAACAAGCGTATCTGTCGTATTCCCGTCAGTTGGATCAACAATGTCAGACGAAGGGCTTGTAATAACGAGATCGCGAGCGCCGCGACATAAGATCAGCTGTCGTGCACCCTCTAGTAATGATGTAGCTGATACTTGAATGTTTACTGTAAATGTATTCCCGTCACTACCGTCAGCAAAGATGACAAAGCGCCCGAACCAATAACCATAAAGTGTGAACGCCGTTGAAGTCGATCTTTGGAAGTCGTAGTTAGTGCGTGGTGCGATCCAGTTAGTACCGTCATATGTGACCATCACATTTCCGGTATATGGGAATATGTTGACGTCTTGAATCTTCGAGCCGCCAGGGTCATTGATCGTAATCATTGTTCCTTGACCGGTCGTTTTGCGAATGATTACGACGTCGCCGCTTACCGCTGAAGACGGCATGGTGATAACTGCCGCGCCTGAGCCGCTACCGGTATGATTAATAATCTCGTTAGCGCTTGCAGTGTAAGAAGTCGCAGCCGTATTTGTGACTGTAAATGGTGTCGGCGCTGTACCGCTTAAGTCGGAGTAATCAAGTTGAGCGTCGACCCATGCTGAACCGTTATAGCGTAGAACTTCGCCCGTCGCCGCCGCTGTAATCGTGACGTCTGTTAAGTCATCAAGAGCCGAAGCACCGCCCGCCGCCGCAGCGTTAACCCATGCCGAGCCGTTATAGCTGAGGACTTGCCCCGAGGTCACTGAGGTGATCGTGACGTCAGATAGCTCGCCTAAGTTCTCACCTGTAATATCTGTCAGGTAGCCCGCGTCGTTTGTGAATGTGCTAACATTCGTCGGCGTACCGCTAAGATCAGAGTAAGCGCCCGTTGTCGCTACCGTCGCAAGTGATGGCGTGCCGGTGAGGTCAGAGTAAGCGCCCGTCGTCGCGACCGTCGCAAGTGATGGCGTGCCGCTCAAGTCTGAATAAGCGAGTTGAGCGTCTACCCATGACGCCCCGTCATACTTTAAGACTTCGCCCGAGGTCGCTGAAGTTATCGTGACGTCAGATAGCTCGCCTAAGTTCTCGCCTGTAATATCAGCGATAAAGCCGCTCGTCGTGTTATTCATCGAAGAGAGGTCAAGCGAACTGATATTACTAGGTACAAGCGCCTTGTTTGTCGCAGTGCCCGCGCCCGCCTCGGCGTTCGTTGCGATCTCGATTACGCCCGCGACGTCTTCAGTTGCTGTCGTCTCTGTATTGTCGATCTTATCGATTTTAGAGTTATCGATTGATCCGCCCATATCGGCATTCACTAAGAGGTGATCGCCGATCGACCAGGATTTACCGAACTGAGTACCCGCCGCTGATACGATATAGAAGTCGCCTTGTTCGGCGTTCGTAAGAGCGGGCGTATTTATTGAGGCGTCATAGCTCCCCTGGTAAACAAGACCGCCTGTGATATCGAGAGAAGCGAAAGAGAGAGCGCCCGCGCCGTCGGTCTTTAAGTATTGATTAGGTGAACCATCCGTCGAAGGGAGGGTGTATTCTGTACCGATTGTCACCCCGCCGACTGTAATACTGTTCGTCGTTGTCGCGCCGACTGTGGTGACGTCGTCAAGGCTACTCGCACCGCCGCCCGCCGTCGTGAATGTATCAAACTTAATCGCCATGATTACCCCCTATTGAAGCCAGCATAGATGATAAATGAATCACCGCCCGCCGCTTTAGCGTATGCGATATCGGTTACGCTTGAGCCGCCATCGATCGCCGCGACGTCGACGCTATATGAGCCGAGTACAGCGACGACCCCGTCAGCGTTCGTCTTGCCATCATTTGCAAGTGTGCGCTCTCTTAGCTTGATATAGCTAGGTGTCGAAGCCGATGAACTCGCGACACCTACAAAAGCGAACTGAAGATCAGCGGCGAGCTGTGTGCCGGTCGTCGGGTCATAGAAGTCGCTTGAGTTTAGGGTGTGCCAGTCGGTGTCATTTACTGAACTCGCATTAAATGACGCGATCACTTGACCCGCCGTAATAGGATTCTGAACGCCCTTCTTCATTGTAAGCCCTCCTCTTTTTTTTGAGTCGGTGAGACTCTCTTAGCGGCGACGTTAGCGCCGGCGAAAACTAAATACAGAGTATCGATAAGACCTAAGATCTCGCCGCTTGCCTTCTCAGTCAAAGCGAGAACGAATGAACAAGCGAGGGCGGCATAGAAGCCCATCGCTTTACGACCGCCTAGTTTTTCCATAGTGCCGATCGGTTTAGTCTCACTCATCGAAGTCGACACCTAGCAAGCGGTAAACGTGCGCGAACTCTTCGATCTTGCGTTGACGAGTGATGACGCCTTCGCCGCGTGACCCGTCGCCGAGCTCGCCGAAAGCATTACCCTCGATCGTAGTAATATACCCTTCGCCGACGGTCGAAGCGTCGACACATAGCGTGATATGATCGCCTTGTCGTGATCTCTTAGAGGTATACACTACGACGATATCGCCCTTTGTGACCTCTTCGGGCTTAATCTTTCGGCTCGTATTCGCCCACGCTCTAAACATACGATAGCAGCTAGGGAAGATCTTTTTTCTTATGTCTCGTTTAACGGCGGTATGACAGAACGCCGCGAATGCACCGCACCAGGCGAACTGACCGTTTTTAGTATAGGGCTCTTCCCATGACCAGCCGATACCATCAGCGCTCTTGATATAGCTGTCGACTCTTGGGCTTGGATCATGTACGACGCGAGTTAGCTCTTCGACCGCTCGAGCGACCGCCGCTCGGTTATGTTCGCTTGTGTGCGGGGTCAGATGAGCCTTGTTTGACTCGGGTAGCGATTCAAGGTCGAGTTGAGCTTGATTAAGCGCTCTATCCATTCGGCGAAGGTCGGCTTCGAGATTGTCGACCCTTTCTTGTAGTTCGGCTTTAGTAGGCATTTAGAGACCCTTTTTAGTTATACTTTTGAGCGTCGACATTAGAGTTTATCACATTCGAGCTATTTGCTAAATATCCATCGCTTTGATGTTGATCACTTGCGTTCGCGTAGATCGTCGGCTCGATTGATCCCGAGGCGGTCGCGATCCCATGAGCGGCGGTAAATGTGATCGTGTTACCCGAGATCGAATCTATCGTTAGACCTGTAATCGCGTTGTCTTGATCACCTGTCGGTACATAGTCGACGACGTCGCCCGCTTGAAAAAAGGTTACATCATCGACGCTTGAATCACTGAAGGTATCTTCATAGACAGTAATAGAGGTCGTGTCGGGTATCGTCGCGACGAGGGCGCTAGCGTTCCAAGCTACCACCGTCAAGCCCGTCGTGATCATCTCTAGTTCGCACCCCTCATTTAATAGCTCTTGATTAATAGAGCGAACCATCGCGACGCCATTAGTCACGCCGTATGAATCGCCATAGCCTCGGAGGTGAGGTGATGACGCTTTAACATATGAGCCGAGATCGAGATAGATTGAAGACCCTGTCGAGATCGCACCTCGCCAAGTCCTAAGGGGGTTCGCTAACAAGTTGAAGAGCCGGCTCGCCGTTGGTAAGAACTGATCGTATGAGTCGCCGACACCGCGACCAAACTGATCAGAGCTTACGCCTGGCAGTTCTAAGCTAATCTTAGAGCGTTCGCCGCCGTATCGATTGATCGACTCTTGATCATTGAATAAGACCTCGCTTTTGTACTTCTCTTCGGCGGGGTCATAATCAAAGCTAAACTCGATTTGAGTTACGATATCTTCATAGATACCCCATGACGGCGGCGGCTCGACTAACCAGTCACCCGACTGTATATCTAACGTCGTATTTGCGCTTCTATCTGCACCGATCGAGATGAGGCTTATCTTACTCTTACCCGTCGTCTCATCACGCTTCATTACAAGTGCAGCGCCTAAGAGCTTAAGTATACTCTCGAAGGTCGACCGAAGGTCAGCACCGTCGCCGGCGTACTGCTCAGATAGTAGAAACGGTGAGGTAGAGTCGACCGCTAAGAATGACGCCTCGTCGATCTCGCTTGAGGGGATATTGAGCCCGATGCTTAGTACATCATAGTCGCCATTGATCTCACCACCGCCGCCGCTCTCTAAGAGCTTAAGCAAGGCGACGCCGACCCGTTCGCCGACGAATCGACCGCCCCTTGTGATCAAAGCTCGCTCTTGCCCTGACCAGTCGCCAAATGATTGATTACGCGAAAGGTCAGCGCCGGCGCGAAGGTGAATAACATAACCTACATTTACTGAATCGTAAGTCGCGACGGTCTCATGTGTCGCCTGTAAATATTGCGTTCGAGTCTCGCCCGCCTTGCGGTCGTAATAGCGAATCGTTAACCAGTAGTACTCGCCCGCCGTCGCCGAACTCGGGAGACCGAGAGAGTTCTCGACTAATAGCGCCGACTCGTAAAGCTGATAATATGCCTTCGCGACGTCCCTTAACTGATATTCAGCAGCGCCCGCGCTAGGCTCGACTCTGACCCGCTTAACTAGAGATGAATCGGGCAATCTAAAGTCTTCGATGTATGGATCATCACCTTCGCCTATATCGATCGGGTATGAGATACGAGAGAGTGTATCGAGTTCTAGTGAGTCGCCGACGGCGTCAAAGAATCTCGGGCGGCTTGCGTAGTTCGCGTCGCTATGAGCGACCCAAGCGGCTTGAGTTGTCCAAAGATAGACGCTCGCGGGAAATGCTGACGAGGAGAGCTTAGAGGCGATTACTTTATTATCTCGATCAAGTCGCCACCTGGCGACCGCACCTGATAAGCCGCTTGTCGATGTTGCGCCGTCGCTCTCCAGGGTCTCATTAATCACATCAGGAAAGCGCTTTACCTCACCACTGCCGAGAGTGTGTCTCTTTATCTCGGTTCGTGGCAGTGGAATATTTATCAGCGGCGAGAGCTCGGCGGCGCTTAGTGCGTTCGATGGCGTCGAATCAGCGATCACTTGATAAGTCGTATATGTTCCCGCCGTTATATCAGTCAGTGAGGTCGGATAACTCGCCTTCTCTGCGAACTCACTAAACTCTCGTTGGAATCTAGGATATCGAGGGTGAGGCGCTGAATAGTTATCGATCTCGCCCGAGGCGGGTAGCGTCGCGTCGAAGTCGACGAGGTCGCCGTTTATCTGTCCGATGATCGAGAATGTACCATTAAAGAGCTGAACTTGATATGTATTCGCGGTAAGTGTCGCCCCGCTGACAGGGAAGGCGAGAACCGCGTCATGATCAACGGCGTTTAACTCGGTGGCGTATTCAATCGCAGAGCCAAACTGACCGTCAAAATAATGATAGTTATTAAGTAGCCTTGTTTGACTAACCTTATCACTAAGCGAGGTATCGATAAGCGCCGTCAGCGGCACGATTGAAAGCTCAATCGTCTCGCCGTTCTCGATCGATGGTGAACTCTCGATAATCCCGTTAATGATCTCGACATAGTCACTTGTCGACCCGTCGGCGTATCGGTGCGCCCCGTATAGCTTCGCCCGTCGTCCTCTAAACGTGGTGATCTCGGTAGTAACCTCGGGTACTGATGCCCCTTCAAGCGAGATCGAGTGAGATTGAATAGGGGTATTACCTACCCCGCGCCCCGCTGATACTGTGAGAATCGAAGCGGTCGCCGAGTTAACTCTAACAGTCTCAGCGCCGATATGCATTAAGCGAGGGTATGAGAGAGAAGTAAGGTTCGAGCCGACTCTTATAATCGCGTCGTCTCGGTCTACCGTTTGCGTGATTTGAGCGCTTGTCGTCGTCGACCTCGCACCGCACCGCCCAAAGATTACGCCCGCGTCACCCTGGTCGCCCTTGCGATCGATGGCGAGAGAGATAGAGACCGGTGAGTATTCGCCGACACCGCCGCTCGGGTCAAGCGACGCCGAAAACGCGCCGACACTGATGACCCCTTGCCGATCTTCGTAGGCAATACCCGAAGCGATATTACTATCAAGATTCGATGAACTAGGCGGGGTCGATGAGTGATAGCGATATAATAGCCCGCCGATCTCTAAAGCGAAGACTCGCCGCCCTTGCTCGCTTGTTATCATGGTGTCACCTCGGCTTCGAATATGTCGTAAATGTGAACCGCACCGAGCGCGACCCCGTTGACCTCGAACTCGATATTCAATAGATCACCACGATTCGCCGACGGTACATAAAGCGGTCTTGGTAGATCAGGTAGAACATTAGTCGGCGCGTCGATTAACTCACAACCGGTGAAGAGTGATCGAGCTAAGACACCGTCGGGCGTCGCGGGCGCTTGTATATGTAGCTCATAACTGAACTTGATACCGTTATCAATCGCCGTCGCGCTATAAGATGACCCCGTCGTCGGGCGAAGTTTAACAGTGATCTCGGGCGTATCATCGATCGTCGAAGCATTATAAATAAACGAGATCGCTAGTCGCTCGCTAAGTGGCGTCGACTGATATAAGAAGTGATACTTTCGAGACTTATAGGCGGGTAGTGTGCTCAAGTGAGTGAGACCACCGATCGAAGACCCATGACCATATCTACCATAAAGGGAATGTGATACCTGGTAATGTGCCTCGCCTAATAGCTTCGCGTTGCTTAACTGAGCTAGCCCCGCCGCCATTTGTGACACTGTGCCGCCCATAATGACGCGACCATTATGACACCCGTTATCACTAGGCAATCTTTGAAAAGCTGTAGGTATTAGCATTTAGACACCTATGATCGAGAGCGCCGAAATGTAAGGCGTCGACGCGATCGGGTTGTAACCGCTTAAGAGGTTATTAAAGTTTGTATCAGTTGAGTCAACGCCGACACGATACATCGATAAACCGAACTCGTTAGAGCGGTCAATCTCATTAGCGACTAGCTCAATGCTAAAGCCTGTCCACCCGTTAGCGGTGAGAATCAGTCGATGATTGAAGATATCTAGCGATATGGTATCAGGCGAGGTGATACCCGCCGCTTTAACATATATTTGTATTCTGAGATTGTCGGTCTCATTCATGCCTGAGAATAAAGCGACCTCGCTAAACATGACTTGACGGTCAAGAATGCCTAAACCGATCGGAGGATTCGCGGCGACTGAGAGAGCGCTTGACGAGCTCGCCGAGGCGACGCCCGACCAGTTCAAGAGGACTCGCCCGCGCTTTCTTAGAATGTTAATATTCTCTAAGGTCTCGACACCGAAGCGACTAGATAGAGGGCGGTCGGCGCTTTGTCTCTGTGTGCCTTGCGGTATATATCGAGCGCTGCCGATTGCTTTTACACCACCCGAAATAGGAGACGTTAAAGGCGACCATCGGGCTTGAATCCCTAATATCTCGACCTCGTCGCCCGTCGGCGCTTTGACGTCAATACTAACGATGGCGAACTCTTCAAGTTCGGTTGATGGCTTCGTTATTGTGCCAGTGTTGAAGCCGCCGCCATATCTTGAAGTATCAGTAATATCAATCGTCGTCGTATACTTATTGGTCGAGATAGGGAAGGTGAGACTAACTAATACTTGAGCGCCCGCTGTACCACAAAAGCCCGATATGTTAACGACGAGGTCGTTATGAGATCGCGACAAGATAGGGATATACCATTCACTCATCGTTACATTGGACGTAGAATCTTGAACGAAACACGAATCATCATAAGTTTGACTAATGACGTTATGAGTGCCACCCGTCGCGAAGATATAGTTTTGAAGGTCGCATAGTCTCGCGATCTCAGTAGTTCGGATCGTTTGACCGGCGGTCACTCTGCTCGGGTCAACTAAGGTCGGCGAGGCGCTGAAGGTGTTACTCATAGGTGTTCAATCTCCATCGACACCGGTACCCGTCGGTGTAGTCTTGACGGGTAAGCGAGATCGAACTCTTGATTTGTCAAGCTACCTCTTACTCGCCCTCGTTCGCCGTTATCCTCTGAGGTATAAAGCGTATCATAAGCGCCTTGATTACCCCTCGCTTCATCACTGCGAAGCGCCCGGCGAGAGTCACCCCAACACTGATAAAAGTTAATCCGTTCACCCGCGCTTATCATCGGGGCGAATCGGTCGGTAAAGTGTCTATAGTCGTCTCTAGTATCTAAAGCGGCGTCAAGGTCAAACGAAAGCGCCGACTTTACATAAGAGCCGATAAAGTTAGAGGCATATCCGCCGCCTATTTTACGCCGATATTGAGCGACGTTCTCTACCCTTAAATGATGCGATTGAATCGGGCGAGTCGGCAATAAGAGCGCCCCGCTTTGATATGTCGCGGTGAGTCTTGAGATTGAACCATCGATGACGGGTGACTCGTTACCACTAAAGCCGAGGAGGTCACGAAGCTCGGTAGATGACCAAACGATATCGCCTTGTGACGTTCTATAGTGACACTGAACGAAGCCTTCGTCATTGATCAGCCATGTCATATCATTGATACCGCGAGCCGTATTATCTAGCTCTTGAAGAGATGATAAGCCGAAGTTATCAGCGTCACCCGCTGACGATCTCAGGAAAACCGACACGTCTTGAATATCAGGTGTGATCGCTGGGAAGTTGAAAGAGCCCGCCCCGCCGACCTCGTCTATCTGATATGTCATGTCGTCAAGTATTAGCCGACCTCTTGACCAGTCATAAGAAGCGGTCGCGACATAGACCGAACCGACAAGCGTTGAACTGACTGTCGATGAACCGAAGCCGAGGTGATCACTAGTACCGGTCGACGTTAGCTCGAACTCAACGGGCGCTGAGATCTCTACTTTGTCATCGGCGTTGATTGTGATCGACCAGGTCGCACCGCCAAAACCGAGTGTATTAAGTTGACCTGTGCCATATACGAGAGCGTCGCTCTCTCTCCCATTCAAGAAGTGTAAGAGATCTTCATAGATATCATTCGCGCCGAGGGTCGGAAGGGTCACAGTATAAGAACCATCTCTTACAAAAGCGTCGACGCCCGAGAGATCTCTAATATCAAACGAGCTCAAGAGAGCGAAGCTCGGCGCGGGTTCATTCATCGGCATATTTAAGCCCTCGGTCTTGGTCTTACACCGCCTCGCGGCGTTCGGTTTTGGAGCTGAGTGATACGATTCGCGAAGGCTTGTTCAGCGGCGGTCTTGCTATCATAGATCACCGAGCCGCCGAAGTTTATATTATAGACGACCTGTCGATCTTCGGCTTGCTCTCTTTGAGGCGCTGTCGAAGTCTGAGGGAGACCCGAAGGCGAAGCACTAGCCCCACCGCCGCCGCCCCCGCCGACACCGAGCTTGCTAGCTGTCACGCCCGCGACGGTGGCAACCGTACCATATACCGCCGCCGCCTTAAGTGCAGCGCCCGCCGCGACAAGATTACCAGTCGCCGCAAGGGCGATTGATTCGCCTGTTTGAAATAGCGCCTTGACCGCCGCTTGCTGACCGAGGGCGAAGATTGCCTGACCGATTGAGTCTTGAAAGCCTTCGCCCGCAACGATTGAAGCATAAGCCGCCTCTGCGCCCGCCGCGGCGAGTTGTTTACCTAGCTCTTCAAGTTGAACATAACGGGCGCTTATCGCCTCTTCTTGTATGCGAGATCGTTCTAGCTCTTCTCGTCGGTTGATCTCGGTTATCATCTCGGCATTGTCGCCGGCGAGCTGTCGCTCTTTCTCATACCTTAGCGTCAAGAGATCGAGTTTCTTGCTCGTCGAATCGGCGGTCAAACTTAGATCGAACTCAGCCGACTCGATCGCTAATAGCTTTCGATTCTGTATCGCCTCTTCGCTTCGCCTTATGTCCTCTTGTACGATTCGGTCTTCTGCATTTTGTCGCCTCATTCGGGCGATGGTGATTAGATTATGGTTATCCTCGGCTAGCTTGAGCTCATCTTCATAACGAAGGCGTATAAGCTCTAGTTGATCAGCGCCGTTGATCTCTAACGATTGAAGTTCAAGCGCCCTGATCATCTCTAGTTCGCGCTGAAGCATACGCTCGGCGGCGAGGTCTTCTAAGATGATCGGCTTCTTAAGCCTGGTCGCCTTGCGTCGATTCTCGACCCGCTTATCATTCGTCTCTTTGTCTAGCTCTTGAGCCCGCTTCGCATATTGACGGCGAATAATATCTTCTTGTTTTTCACCCGATAGCGCGGCGTCAAGTCTAGCTTGTGTCTGCTTCTCAATCTCTCGAAGGGCTTTAGCGTCTTCTTTGTTTCGATCGATGGTCAGCTCTAAGAGTTGCTTATTTTGCTCGATCTCAAGTTGACGCTTCTTAAGCGCCTTATCACTCGTCTCGATCTCTGCTCTCGCTAGGCTTATCGATTGCTCTTTAGCGGCTAGTTCTTTAATACGACCGATCGTCGCCTCGGCGCTTTGGTCTTCGAGCGCCTTGCCTTGTTTCGCCGCTTCGGCGACGAGCTTATTAACCTTCTCTTGCGCTGGTATGATCGAGTCGAGAGTCTTGTTAAACTCTTTCTCAGCTTCTTTGACGTTATCAAGTGCGGTCTTATAACTAGTATGATATCCGATCGACTCTAAAAGTACGTCGCCTATGTTGCCCTTTGCATATCGCTTTTGAGCGGCGGTCGCCTCGTCTTGTGCCTTCGTTAGACCTGTAAAACTCTTCTCGGCGTTCTCGATCTTCTTTTGTAATAGCTCTTTAGCGAGTTGAGCTTGAATCGTCGCTTTAGTGAACGCCCTCAAGTCTTTAGTCGTCGGAACAATGCCATTCTCTGAAAGCGCTTCGAGCTTGGCTTCAAGGTCGCCCGCCGCCGCTGCCATCGCCTCGGCTCGGTCTTCGGCGTCTTGAGCCGCCCCGCTAATGTTTAAGAAGGTCTCATATAGAGCGAAGCCCGCCGCGACGACTGCACCGATTGCCGGTACAAGCGCACCGAATGAAGCGGCGCTCATCTTAGACGTGTTACCAACGGTCGACCCTAGTTCTTTGAACGCCCCGCCGAGCTCCTCAACGTTACCAACTAATGAGCCTAAACCCTCGCCTAGTTTCTCGTTACCATCGGCGAATCGATCAGCCATCGCCGCCGAAGTCTCGCCGATCTTACCTAGACCTCGGCTAGCCTCCTCAGCGCCTTCTAAGACGACCTCGACAACTACTTGATTCGCCATGTTAGCTCTTTTCTTTTAGCGCTCTCTCGGTGGCTCGTCTTTGAGCCTCATCGACACTGGCGCTTATTATATCAATCGATTCTATCAAAGCGCAAGACGGGCGCGGGTATAGATCAGTAAGACTAACTAGCCCGCTCTTGAGTCGGTTATATACTTGGATAATCGGGGCGAATCGGTTGACGTCAGCGACAGGGCAAGAGCGAATCTTAAGTTCGCTAAAGTTCTCGCCGCTGTCAGGTGCGACACGATATCCCATGATGTAAAGCCCTTGCTCGTCTTCGAGCGCTTGAGGTAGACCACGACGAAACGAGCCGCCGCAGTTACCGCGAAGGCGTCGAAGACCTGGTTTAGCTTGGCACTGTTCACACGACCAGGCGCGACCGCCCGCTTGACTTAGCCAAACGGAAGCCGCCGCCGCTATTTTCCCGCAGAATCTAAGAGCGAGAGTCGCTGAATATGAAGTACAAGCTCACTGATCGTCTGAGTACGCTTTTCGTCGGGTCGTATACGTTGCAAGGTCTCGACGTGCTTCTCTTCGCCATCGATCGCGATAAGTGACTCTCTGACCATTTCAATATATACCCGAGATAGATACTCGTTATATTGAGCGAGAGCGACTCTCTCATCGTCCTCAAGTTCATGATGCCACCGAGCCCGCTCTTCAACGTTGCCCGGCGCTTCAATCCATAATAAGCGCCCTAGTTCGCTTCGAGTATAAGCACCGGCGGCGACTTCGGCTCTTTCACGCTCGGCGGGCGAGAGAGCTCTGATCGTAAACCTTGTCGCGTCTTCACCGACTGAACCGAGGTTATTAAAGTCGCCTGACTGAAGATAGGCGGCTCTCTGCTCGATAGTCGCTTCGACGGCGGGGTCACAGGTTACGACGACGTCGACTTCAATATCTGTACTCGTCACGAACGATAAAGCCATTATTACACGTTTCCTACTACTAGACCGATTCTAAAGGGTGAGTTACCCGCGTTCGACTCATAGCTTGACGTGGTGAAGTCGCCCGCATATCGAGCTTGCTGATACGTCAAAGTCTGTCGAACAATATCATTACCCGATACATCATAAACACTAGGGTCGTTTGTCAAGACGGCGGCGGGCAACATGACCGCGCACCCCTTACCGTCACCAAGTGGGCCTGTACCGACTAAGACCTGGCGAACTGTACGATTAAAGAAGTCATCAGCGACAGTCGCTGAAGGTGAAGACAGAGTAAGCGAGAGCTCAACAGATACATCGCTAATATCCATACCTGACATACCGATAACGTTATTAGAATAACCGAGCGGTGTAAGAGTGTTCGTAACTGTAAGCGAGAAGTCCTCACAATCGAGAGCGACTCTTGATTGAGTCTCGCCGACTGTACCATTAGAGCTTGAAGCGGGCGACCCGCCCGAGATGACAGCATAAGAGCCCCTAAAGAAAGCGGGCGCACCTGTATTATAAACCGGCTCAATCGGAGTACTCGCCGCGCCATGATTATCTGTAATGAACGAGGCTTGATAGGTGAACTCGCCCATTAAGCGCCCGTTATCAACTGTAATACTGAGTGACTCAAGAACACAACCGAAGGCGAGTGTTTGAAAGCTCGCCCCGTCGATTTTAAAGGCGACTGAGCTGTTAAAGTCACCGGTTGCCGCTCGGCTCGGTGTATACCAAGTCTGAAGCCCGCGAACTGTCGGTGTACCACTAAAGCCCGCACTAAAAGCGGGTGATACAGTCACGTCGCCCGCGACGTCGTTATCAGTGATCGCCGAGTATTCGGCTCGACCGTTGATCTCTGAACCGACAAGTAAGCCGACGTCAGCTAGCGCGGGGGCTGCGCTAGGTGTGTATTGGTTAACCGAGGTCACTGCCGACGCGGTGTCGCTCTTAAGGTTAGCGCTCGGCGCTTGAGTCGCGAAGCCCGCGCCGAGTAGATACCCGAGATAGTTTGAATCGTAGTTCGCCGCCGCTGTACCGATGGTCGTAAGGTCAACGCGACAAACGATTTGACCAGTACGGCGACGAAGACGATCCCCGTTTGACCAAACTGTATCAGGTTCGGGCGCGTTGAAGTAAGACCCGTCGCGGGCGTCGTTTCTCTCGCTGACGACTGGTTCGCCCGCGATGACAATAGGGTCGCGCTCGCAAGGGATCGAGACGAAGGTCAAGCCCGTCGAAGACGGTATGCCGTTTGTATCGGGTGAACCGAAGGTCGTTTCTTTTGCGATTGATAGTGAACGATGAGTGACCGCCATGATTAAACCTCCAAATAGAGAAGATCGAAAGGTAAAGTAAGAATGTGCGCGACGCGCTCACCTGTAGTATTTGTCAAAGACTCGAAGGTCGGTTGTAAAGGTATCACGCTTATGATCCCTGTATTGACTAAGTCGTAATCGGGTTCTTTCAAAGCGTCGATGATTGCTGATGAGTCTTCGCCGATCATGCGAGTTAGGAAGGCATAATCAACGGGTATTTCATACCGTACTCGGCAATCAATACGCGCCCTCTTTCGACCCGATAACCCCGCTTGCCCGTCGTCTATGGGATAAGTCGAGATCGATAACTCGAAGTATCTGTTTTGATGCGCTCTCTCTTCGAGGTCGATTGTAAAGCCATCGCCTCGGCGAATCGCGACGAAGCCCGAATGACTGTCGGTTTTAGGGTCGATATCTTGTATCTCGTTCTCAAGATACTCTAAAGCGGCGAAGATACCCTGACTCATTTTAGTTTATCCTTAATATCATGCTCGATCGCTTCGACTAATATATCGACCTCTTCGTCAGTTAATCCGATGAAAGGGCGATATTCGTTAACCTCATAGCCATAGTGTTGAACGTGCTTAGTCAAGCCGAGCTTAAATGAAGTCGCCGTCGCCTCTAAGACTACAAAGTTATTCATAAGCGCACCGCTTAAGACGAGGTCGACTTCAGCGCTTTGACCCGCCCCGCTCTTCGTCGTCGGTTGCTGCTGTCTTCGTCTGCTCTGCTCTTTATATTCTTGATACCCGCCCTCGTAATAAACCGACTTTCCGCTTTTCGATGGTCGACCGCCTTTAGGCTTGAGCTTCGCCCCTTGCTTTTGAATGTATATTGGCTTCGTTGAATACTCTTGAAAGGGCTCGCCGTTCGCGTCGATACCTCGGCTCGTTCTCAGCTTAATAGAGGCTAAGACATTCTGAGCTAGCGCCCTGGTATCTTTCTCCGTCCATACTGAACGAGGTACATTGATATCAACGCGGGTCGCCATGCTTAGTGCCTCATACCACGAATCGGATTAAAGAAGCTATCATTCGCCGTCTTTGAATAGTTACGCCAAGACGCCCGCAAGTCACGCGCCGAGCCGCCGCTTCGCCTTAAGTCGAGTTCGCCCTCATCGACAACCCCGTCACCGTCAAGATCAAGCGCGATTGATCTAAGCGCCGAAGTCATTAACTCATGACAGCGCTCTCGCATAGCTGAGGCGGCGTCTAAGTTTAGAGTCATCTCGTAGATGATCGCGGCGGTACAATACTTATGAGCTAGCGCAAACGACTCAGGGTTAAAGACTTCGTCTTCGGTAATGTCGTCACTGTTTACATGATCTCGAATCGCTAGAATGATCTCATGCAAAGCGGCGCTGATCTGTGGTTCAAAGTCGCTTTGACGTCTTGGTATCATGTCAGCTAGTTGAGCGAAGGTCTCGACAAGCTCGTAATGATCAAGTCCTGTGTTGAATGGTCGGGGCGTGACCTTGAATAAGCCTCGCTCTTGTCGAGCGGTGCTCATGTTTAACTCAGTGAAGCTGACCCGATAAGGATAAACGCCGTTAGTCGCTAGGCTAGCCGAAGCGATATCAACGTAGCTCGTCGCTAGCTGAAGAGTCGCCGAACTAGATAGATCAATCTCGCGTGGTAAAGGCTCGGCTAGTATCGCAGTCGTGTTGACGATACGAGAGATATTGACCGAGTAATAAGTGTCGGCGCTTGTAATCAAGAAGGCTGAACTCATCTCGCGATAATAGGTCGGCGGGGCGCTTGAGATCGTCAGCGTTCGCCGATCATTAGCGATTGACGTTACAGTCACATTATCGGCGAAGCGGGTAAAGTTCTCGCTTATTCCCGACTCTGTGTCGATGGTCAAGCTAGGTGTACCCGCGATCGGTACTTGAGGCGACCATATAAACCGATGATCTTGACTTGTTATCGCTTTTCTCATCATGCCCTCGCGTTCGCTTTGTTTATATCTGCGTTCGTCGCCTTGTTGAGTCGAGCCGCCTTAATAAAGCCCTCGCTGACTGGCGACCATGAATGACGGCAGTTATACCCGCCGCCTGATGTTATCACAGATAAGCCTTGCCCGTTATTGAGCTTCGCCATTTGTTTTTTAGTGACGACCAGGTTGACGAGTTCCCGACAAAAACCGCGGGTCACGCCGTCGATCGGCCCTGTATAAAGGTAACTCTCAAGCCCCGCCGCGTCGGCGGCGACCGCATTGACTCCTCGACCGTATTGACTAATCTTAGTTCGTATCTCAGTCAGTTGACGACCCGAAGCGCTCTCTAGTTTCTGAGCTAGGTTAGAGCGTATCGTCTCTTCAGCGACGCCGAGCGCTAGGTCTCTGAGAGCTTCCTTAATATTGCTTTTAACTGTAGGGATAACGACGTCATCGAAGACCGCGCCCGTCGTGATCGTTTGTAATGTGTCGACCTGTAGTTCGATTTTATCGAAGCTGAAGTCATTAGCCGTCACTTCAAAAGCTCGTCTTACTGATTCTCTGATGAGGTCAGCTTGATCGATGAACTCTTGAACGGCTCGACCGTACCCGTTATCGAGTACGAATGCTAAGAGCTGCTCATCGGTATAACCGAGAATCGCTCTCATCGTTGCATGGTTAGCCATCGACTGAATCATGCTTCTATTCGCCCGAGAGATCGCGGCTTGATACGCCTTCTCGGCGTTAATCTCTGCTTGTAGCTGATCAACTCGGGCTTGTGTTAGTTCAGCGGCGACCCCGCCTTGATCCTTAGCTTGGCGCTTAAGATCATCGATCGCTTTTTTATCGGCGTCGCTCTCTGCGAGTAGGACGGGTCGACCGCATGAACAAAACATACACTTCTTAGTTAACGCATGAAGTGATGATACGACCGAGGGTCGAGTCTACCGCGTGGAATACATTAACCTCTTCGGCGTAGACATAGCGGCGAGTACGATCGAGAGAATCGTATTGACCCGCGACCATGTCGCTAAACTGAAGGTTAAGCGCCGCGACTGGCATACCCTTAACGTTGCCGCTTTTCTGTACGATTGCGTCGCTACCTCTAAGAATACCCATGAAGATGGTTGACTGATCCCAGATGAAGCCCTCGCTTGAGGTCGCGCCCGGTACGGCGGTATCTTGGCGAGCTGAACCGACGTAGATATTAGGGATGCCGAGAACGTCCTTAAGAACCTCGATGACCGCGTCATTTGACATGATACGGTTTCCACTTGCGAGACCCGCTGAAGTCTGACCGGCGAAGCCGCGAACCTCGGGGTTCTTTGCAAGGGTTCGGAATACCTTATGACCCATGATGAGTGAGTCGGGGTTGATCCCATGTGAAGCCTCGAAGACGGTATTCTTAAGGTCATAAAGGTCGCTAAGTGGCTCGGCGTTCGCGTCATCGAACTCGCCGCCGAACTCGGTAACCGCGTCGCTATTGTTGAAGTTTGAAGTGCCGAAGAGAAGATCAGCTGCACGCTTCTCGCGAGCGAGCTTCATGACGCGAGCGACTTTTTTTGCGATGCGGGCTTCTTCGCTACCTGGGTATTGAGAGTCGAGGATATCTTCCATCGCGATAGAATCACTCGCCGCATAGATGAGAGCCTTAAAGGTCTGTGAGGTGCGGTCGAATCCTCCGATAGTCGCACGACTCGCGCCGGCGGCTCTCTCAAGATCAAGACCCGCGCCCGCGCCCATGAAGTTTCGTGACTCTTCGAGTAAGAGTGTGCCGCTTCTCTCAGGAATCTTGATAGACTCCATGATTTTATCAGCGATAAGGACGTCATCACTAGGGACGGCTTCGACGACGAGGCTTGATAGAATCTCGTCTACTGGGTGTAGATTACTGTATGAACTAGCCATGATTAAACCTCTCTATATTAAGCGAGTGCGATGCTCGGGCCAAAGAAGAACGCCGAGAACTGCTCACCCGCGGCGGCGGTCGCAGTTTGATTGATGTTAGGTAAGACGCGGGCGATCGGGTAGTTACCTGTTCCACTTGCCGCGACGACTTCGCCGTCAGTTGCAGCCATAAGAAGAGGAGTAGTAACGAAGGTCAAAGCGGCGCCCGCCTTAACTCGGGTGATACCATGTACGAGAACGTCGACGACGTCGCCCGCCGCGACTGAACGTTGAGCGACTCCGACGATACCGTCATCATCGCCACCGCTTGGAAGTGTAACTTTGCCGTTTGAGTCAATCGCGACGATCTCGAACTCGTCGATCGCAACCGCCGCAACAAATGATTTTAGATTATCAGTGTTAGACATGGTTTATGCTCCGTATGCCTGAGAGTAGTAATCGGGGTTTTCAGTTCGGAAG